TCTCTGCCATATTCCCTCCTAATCCGCTTTATACTCACTCGGAAAGACAGGCAGCCGTCCAAGTCTCATGCTTGCGGTTCTGATCGTAATCTCGCATCGAGCCATATCTCTCTCAATGATGTTATCGATCACTCCTTGGAGCGTACTGATGTCTTGATATGTCAGAAAATCTGACAGCCACATCTCCTTGTCCTCGTCATCTTCCGAGAGTATCTTGTATGCAACGTGCTCATCGCTAAGTATCTTCTTGACCTCAATACATCGCTCAAGCTGTCTGTAGCAGACCTCAATAAGCTTCTCGTCTCTGTTTATTTCCACGGCAACTCACCTGCCTCTACATCTTCAGGAATCACCATGAAGCCATCGCTCGGCATTGGCTCTGGGTTAGGTCTTGGTGCATCCTTTCGAGTCTCGCAAAATGTGTAACTATTAACAATCACATCGGTTGTATATACTTTCTTTCCGTCCTTGCCATCATAAGAGCCTGTTCTGATTTCTCCGACAATGCCTATCTTTAATCCCTTGGCAAGATATTTCTCGGCAAACTCGCCATTCTTACCGAACGCAACACAGTTGATGAAATCTGTCCCTGCGTCTTTTCCCTTACGATCTACCGCCAAACTGAAGCGTGAGATAGTCATATTCTCACCTTTCTGCGTCTGTGCGACTCTTACCTCTACGTCTTTAGTCAATCGACCTATTAAGCTTACAACGTTCATTAATCTCCTCCTCTGTCACTATGAATACTGAAATCTTCTCGCTATGCCCCCACAGCTTACAGATATTCAGCTTAACCACTTGCTTATCATCCACCCAAGCCACACCATTAAGCGCATCGAGTATGATCTTAGCGATATTATCGATGTCAGGCTTCTTCATCGGTGGGTTTTCTAAAAGCTCAAGCCTCTTCTTCTTACTGAGGCTCTCGGCAGGTACTAACCACGCTACTACCTCAACGTAGACCGCAGAGGATGTCGGTGGCTGTTTCGTTGTCTGTCGGTATCTGAGCCTAACTAATTCCTCATAGGCTCTTGTAGTTTCCGGTGTGTAGGCGTGCCCTCTCGAGTCAAATCTCGGTCTGCCCTTGCCTTTCACACCTTCGATCTCAAACTTAATCAATGTAATTCCTCCCTATCATTGTCATCCATTCCTCATGGCTGTGAAGGAACTCCCAACGCTTCTGCGCTATGGCTTTCAGTTTCCTGTTGAGCGCATTTCCGTTCTTACCATGCACTCCGTTAGTGCCTCGGTGACATTCAGCACACAAATAGCAGGTGAGTCCTTCTCGGTCTGCAATCGGTCTTAATCCGTGACCGAACAGGATATGGTGGATCTCCGTCTGTCCGCTCATTCCACATTCATAACAAATGCCCGGCTCTGTTCTTAAAATGCTATTCATTCTGCATCTCCTTTGATGTAATCGGCTATACTATATTGGTACATAAGCCGTTCTCCCCTAAAAAATCAAATATATTCATTTGACCGACAGGATAGCCGCCCATATTGTCATTTTCATGAGCAGCAATCTCGAGATTGTTCTTCATTTGCTCAAAATATGATTGCTTTAACTCAAAACCGATACCTCTTCTATTGAGTGTGAGTGCTACATACGGACTAGAGCCAATACCTGCGAAAGGATCTAAAACTATATCGCCCTCATTAGTCCACAATTCGATGCATCTCTGAATAACATCGAGCTGAAGTGGGCATATATGCCTCTCGTCTTTTTCAGATCTTGCACTCTTACGCTGAAGCGTATTTGATTGCTTGATATCCATCCATACAGGCGATGCATAGTTCTGCCAAACATCAACAGGGAAACTCTCATCCGTATGAGTTACTCTTTCAGGATTATCGCCCGGTTTGCGCATCGTAACGATATAATCTGGGATGCCCTGTCTGCTCATAGTGCTGTCCTTTTTAATCTGTTTGTGAAGAAGTCCGAGAGCTTTGGTTCTTTGCATCTCTGTGACAGGGTTCTTCCAAATCGTAACCTTTGAATGATAGATGAATCCGCAATCCTCAAATATCTGACGGATTAATGATGGAAAATCCTTCAAACCGATAACGCCATCACGTTCCTTCATGAGTGGCAAGTCCATACAATGAAAACTGAGAAGCCTGCCTGGCATCGTTACTCTGTAAAGTTCCTTCGCAAGGAATGTGAAATGCGTATAAAACTCATCATCACCCTTGCTATTACCCATATCTCTATCGCTGTTAGAATATGTATATAAACTAGCGAAAGGTGGCGAGAATATCGTATAATGGATTGAGTTATCCGGGATATTCTTGATAAGTTCGCAACTATCGCCATTGTAAGCCGCATATTTTTCTCTAACGACTTGATCTAATACGTTCATACCGCCCTCCTAAATTCATCCCATTTTGGGAGTATCATGCTAATTGTCGGATTATATGGTGTTGACAATCTGCACGTTTTCTTGAGTTCCTTTTTTGTTATCTCTTTTGTGAGTTCTGTCATCTCTTTCTGCATCTTTAAGAAATCGGTCTGCTTTCGCTCAATATTCTGCTTAACGCATCCCTCTCTTGCTGAGATGATGATGTAAATATTTACTTCTTTTGTCTGTCCAAACCTCCAACATCTACGGAGTGCCTGATAATATGCCTCATAGCTGTCAGATAAGCCTGTAAATATCATGTTATGGCAATTCTGCCAATTCATGCCGAATCCTGCTATTTTTGGCTTTGTGACAAGACATTTGATATCGCCTGTCGAAAAGTTCAGCATTGATGATGTCTTGTGTGTGTCCTTGTCGCTACCTTGAACCTCAACGCTATCGGTGATTAGTTCGTGTAACTTGTGGCTCTCATCATTCAGATCGCACCACACAAGCCATTGCTCATCCGAATTGTTGACATATTCAGCCGCCTTCTCGCATCTTGCGATGAGTGACTCTTTTCTTGCTTCTCTTCGTTCTGTAAGTGATAAGCTTGTCTCTATCGGTTCATCGCCATCAACTATGATCTCGTTGATGTGAAGCTCTGGAAGGTCGAATCCGTCTATCTCATATCCAAGATTTCTAGGATTATCTATGAATACACACCAACTAGCCATCCATTGCCAAAATACATCCTCTGCGTGTCCTTTGAGTCTCCATTTTGAGGTTTCTCCACCATCATGCACAAAGAACATCGACAACATCTCTGATCTCGTCATTACTCCGCAGAACTCTGCATGGTTTCCAAGCTCCATATAGTCATTTGGCGCAGGTGTTGCGGTACAAGCTAACTTGTATGGTACATTCATGAAGTTGTTGATTATTGAGGTTCTGACTTTGCCTGTAAATGATTTCAGAATCGATGACTCATCAAGGACTACCGCATCAAATTCACTCGCCACAAACTTATCAAGCTTCTCATAGTTGGTTATATTGATGCCCGGTACTACATCACCCTGCGACTCGCAGATATTAACCTTATAATTAAACTTCATGCCTTCTCTTTTGGTCTGTTCGCAAACTGAGAGCGGTGCGAGAATTAATACCTTTGTCTTGTCTCCAAAATGCTTGCATATCTGATACGACCATGAAAGTTGCATTGCTGTTTTACCAAGTCCACAATCGGCAAAAATACACGCTCTGCCTTTTGCAAGTGCCCATCTAACAATATCTTTCTGGAAATCGTACAACAGCGGATTGAGTGCGTTTTTGTCGATATCAAATCCGCAACTCTCAAGCACAAATCTCTTATTTTTCAAAAAATCATCATATTGACTCATTGCGATTGTTTCTCCCATTCTTCTATACTTCTTCGCATATCTTCCGATGTCGGTGCGGTGAGTCCGATCTCTTTCATCTCACTAATCACACCATCAAGAAGAATGCTGAATTGCTTGGTGTCATAAGTTGAAGAGCCGTAGTAGCACAGCATTTGCACACCATCTCGACCATTGATATTGATGTCACCTATCACCTCGCACTCTCGCCATTGTCTTGCGACCATCTCGACCGCATTAGGTGGTACGACAATGTAGGTGTATTGTCCATATCTTTTCAGCATGAGTAGGTATATATCCCACTTGTCTGCCCTCAGAGCCATTGCGAGCCGTCCGATGCATTCCCAGAGCAGAGCGTTTGCATCCTTGCTCCGATGGTTGCGGTGCTGTTTGATCTCGAGATTTAGGTCTTTGTCTCTCGTTTTGTCGAAGATGTCCGGTGGCTCAACTGTCTCAAACGTGAGCAGCCATTTTCCTGTTGTTACGTCATGGTATGGTCTGCCGTGCCATTTCGCTCTCATTTCTTCTCCTTTGATTTTTCAATCATCTCGTTGAGCTGTCGAAGCTGTCCAACTGTCATATCTTCAAGCTTCTCAATCTTAAAGAACTCGCAAATCTTCGGCTCATTATAGCCATTGTTAGCGATGGCTTTTCTGACCGCTGATAGCTCGGTCTTGTTCAGCTTCTCCATTGCTTTTTGTTGAATCTGCGCATTTTGCACCTCTTCGGCTGATGCCACCGATGCGTCTATGCCGATTCCAAGCATTCCGAGTGCTCTTCCGACAGCCGATGTCTCACAGTTCTCGATATAGCTTGTCTTATTAATAAAGGTTGACCCTTCCTTCTCATACGCTGTGCCTGTTGCGAGTATGATATCGGTGTTCAGAGTGTTGTCGAAGTAACCTGCATACGCTCTCATGATGCATACACCACCCTCAATGCTGACTAACTCTGTCTTGATGAATCCGTCAGGATAGAGCATTCTAAATGCCTTGATGCGCTGATTTACTTCGGCATATTCCTTCTTTTGTATCGTTGTGGTCTGTATAGCCTTATTGGCTTCTTCTATGTCTTTGTATGTCATTTATCGTCCTTTCTCTTCCGCTTTGTGCAACTAGGGGAAGTGTGTTGTGCAACTAGGGGAAGTGTGTTGTGCAACTAGGGGAAGTGTGTTGTGCAACTAGGGGATGTGTGTCGCTACGAGCGCATATCCTTGCCGTTTGAATTGTACGGGAATGGGTATATCAACTCCTTAGGTGCCATTGATCT